ACATTTTCACGTCCGCTTCTGTCAAAACAAAGTAGCCCGTCTGGAATGACGAGTTCATTGGCTGACCATCAGCGTCAGTCGATGTTTCATGCTGATAGATATAAGTGTCCGGCGCGGCTCCAATTGGAGGACCAAGAACGCTTTCGTTGATCCAAGCTGTGCGAGCAAGTTCACCGAAGTCCCACTCGTTAAGAATGACATTATACTTAACGTAATGGCTGACTTCGCCGCCGTTGCTGTTGGTTGGATAATACCACGCAATTTCACCAAAGCGGCTATTTGCGGCAACCCTGATCTTATCAAGTTTGGTGGTATCCAAGTCTTGGAAAATAACATCCCAGACAGGACAACGGATCGGCTCAACGCCACCGCCTGACAAACGATAAAACTGGCTCTGGCCCATCCAGTAGACAACGCCACCCATTGATGCGGCAGCCTTTCGGCCAATCAAACCACAACCAGTGCCAATTTCGTTGAACTGATAAACGTAAGGAGGGCCAGCATATTGCATGGCCCAGAGGCCCAAGTCAGTCCAAACCAGACCCTGCTGCGGGCCTTGAATGCACTGGACAATGCGAGAGCCTTTTGGAATGCGGTAGCTGCCAGCTTGGTTGGTGATCGCCGCAATCCATGAATTGTAATTATCGACATCGCACCAGCGAATGAGCAGCGGGTCTTTGAGGCCGGTGAATGTTGAACCCCATGCAATGATCTGACGTTGTGGCATTGCCACGAACATACCGTCATTTACTGTCGGGGCTTCTGGAATGACAAGCGCGATTGGATCGCCGGTTGTGGGGTTCCACTGATAAATCGGCCCGTTCAATGGGCATGAAATCAGAGTTTCCCCCCAGTTATCCAGCGTCCAATCCACCGCGTTAATTGGTGTGCCGGTTCCTGTAGCAGGAGGAATACCACTACCGTAACCGCCGCCACCATAAGGGCCAATGCCATATCCAGTACCGCCCGGAAGAGGGCCGATACCATTATAATAAACAAACCGGACATCACCACTGTTCGCTGATGCTGTTGCCGTCGAAGTTGCAGATGTACTAGCCGAAATGACAAAAACGCTTGAAGATGTGACACTGATGACAATGTAATTGCCATAAAGCGTGACACCGCCAACGCTCGTGGCAATTAGGATTGGGAACGTGTCGCCTGCAAGAAGACTGTGGTCCGCAAGCGTGACATCAACAAAGTCGCTTCCGCTTGTCGTGTCAAAGACAGCAACATCGCCGCCGTTTGCCACTGTAGAAGTAGCGAGCGCAGGAGCGCCCAAAATGTCTGTGGCGTAAATCGTGTAGGTGTTTGCTGACCCGCCCGGATTGTAGCATTGATACTGGCCGAACAGGATCAGACCGCCAACGGACACCTGTGTTTGAATGTCAACAACATCGTAATTGTCAATGTTGCGGCCTGTGTCTGTGACGAGAATTGCGTTGCTGCCAGATGTCGTAGAAAAATCTACGGCGACATTTGCAGTTGTCGTCTGCGGTGTGATGTCAGTTGAGCCGCCAGACACAATAACTGTAAGCGCCCCGCCACCACCGGCAGGAACACCTTCCGCGCCAGCCGCAAGATAGGAATTGGAGTTTGTGTCTTCCCAAGCCCACAGGCAACGAACAATTGACCCGACTGTGTTGGCATAGAACTTTGTCCAGCCACCAAGCTTTTGGACTAACCCGCCAAGAGTGCGGTCGGGAATAAACCGAATTAGCTGGCTGTAAGAGATCGCCGCCTCGTTAAGAGCCGGTGTCTTGTTCTGATCTACGCCCGGAATGAGCTTAAATGCTGCATGAGGCATATGTTACCTCGTCGGTGTGGCGCTGATGGAAGGCTCTTGCGACGACCACGCCGCAGCCTCAAACTTCTTACGGTTTTCTTCCAGATCAGCCGACTTGAGCAGCGCCATGTACTGGCTCTCATAGGTGATCGCCATCTGCGGATCATCATTGGCCCTGCCAAAGTTGCGTTGGTAGGCACTTATGTAGATCATGGATGCCATGATGAACAGGTCTGGCAGATACAGGCTGATGAAAGTTGTCAGGTTCGTGGCAGACAAACTGACCGGGCGATACGTGCCAACAATCTCGCATGTGTAAACTGCGTCAGGGTATGGGCCTAAGAGAAATGTATAATCATCAAAAGGAACCCAATACTGAGGTAGACCACGATTAGCCGACACACCTGACCCGTAACAGGCATCAAGGAACTCCTTCGTTGTCGGCAAAAGCGGAACACGGGTTCCAAGATCGGGATTAGTAGTCCCAGCGGGTGTAATGATGTTGATCTGCTCTGGCACAACAAAAGTCCCTGTTGGGACGGCGACCTGACGGCTACCCACTGTCGTGCTGTAGGCCGTTGAAGAGATAGATGTGAACAGGAAGTCCAGATCACGATACATGCGGTTTTCCGCATAGGTGATCATCTGGGGCAAAATAATCAAAAACTCAGGATTTGTCGGCTCCACAACTGCCATCGTGGCAATTTGGCTGACATAGCTGGTAGTGCCAGCTACTGTGCCATCGTATGACAAACCTGTGGTCATGGGAAAACTCCGCTATCCCGCTGTTATACCACGATCAGGCAAATTTGGCATAGGCCGCTGCCAATTTCTCATCGTACTTGTTCTGGGCATATTGCGGGCCGTTGTAGCCTTTTGCAAACCCAGCCCAATTTTTGGCTGCCAACTCGTCCTGAAGACCAGCTTTTTTAATGAAAGATGCCATCTGACGAAGCTGGCCTGCTTCTGATTCGCAAGCCTCTGAGACCATTTCCTGCACGGAATTGCAGCCTGCCAGCTTGTAATTGGACCCCATGATCTGGCCCAACCCCCACGAAGTTGACAGCAGGGCAGCCTCTTCATCAATGGCACAGGCCCGCTCAATCTCTGCATAAACGGCATCCGAGCCCTTCGGATATGGCTTTGTTCCCCATTTGGGATAAGCCAACCCTTCAGCTTCTGCATTGGCACGAAGGCCGGGAGCATCTTTCAAGTTCTTATAGAAGTGATGACGCTCAAAAAGAGCCTTTGGACGGCCAGCCTTATCAAAGCCAGAACCAGCCGCCTCAACGGTGATCACAGCGCGGAAAGCTGCTGGTTCAACGCCTAAGTCATTGGCAATGCTGTCAATTTCAGATTGTTCCAGCTTTCGTGCCGCGCCTGTGAAGTCCATCTTACTTTTCCTTGCTTGCCATGAGGTCCGTCTTGGCTTTTGAGCCGGAAGACGAACCGAAATAATAGGCGATCACGCCCGTGAAAGCTGTCTGCAACGCGCCAAGCATCAGAAGAAGAGCCTCGTTGCCATTTTTCGGGACGCCGTAGACAAACATCCAGAACAGGCAGCCAAAGAAACCAATGGTGATTCCAGCAGCCAAAATCTTTGGCAGGTGGTCTTTGAGTTCCATTTCGCGCTTGCGGGCGCTGTCACGGTCCCCTGCGCTGATGCGCTCAAGGTCGATCTCAAGCTCTGCCATGCGGGTCTTGAAGTCAGCGTCAATCTGCTTGATCTGAGAAAGCTGGTCCGGCGTAGCGTTCTGCATAGCCTTAGCAACATCTGCCTCAGTGCCTTCTTCATTGCCAAGCAGCACGTTTGACAGCGTTTTGACAGCAAGCCCTGCCAAAGGACCGCCCATAGCTGTCGCCAATGTCGGTGCAATCTGCCCTAGCAGAGGGCCAACCGTCTTCAGAATGTCCATGCTAACCCCCAACATTGGCAGGGAGACAGGCTCCCCGGATGACCAGATTGTATGCGTATCCCCTTTTATGCGTTTCCTTCAGGTCTTCCAGCGTCTTTTGGCATATAGCCTCATCTGGAAGAACTGTGATGGGCATAAAATACATTACCCGTGCAGATTGCACATCTAGCATCCACGCTATCAGAACAAATTTGAGCGTGATCGGGTCCACCTTACGTTACTTTCATGTACTCTATCCAAGAGCCAGCTTCAAAAACTGTGGCACCCGCATTTGACGCAAATTGTGCAATTTGCATGGCAAAAGTTCCCGGCGAAGAGCTAACGGAAACTTCTATATCAAATGCGGCAACGATTGCTCCACTCCCAGATGTAGCCCAAATACTCGTGTTATATGCCGTAATGGCAGCATTGGTTGGTGAAATCATTGCGCGAAGGCGGTTTGCTGCGGGACCATTACAAGCAAATTTCTGCCCGCCTCCGTTGAGAGTCATGAAGTAACATCCGCGAATGGCGTA